TTCGATTGCATGTTCAGGTTCCATTTGCAATACGCGATCAAGAGCTGCTACTATTTCCTTGGGTTTCTTTCCAGGGCAGTACCATTGATGTATTTTAAGTACTTTGGCCATGGGTAGACTAAATGCTGATGATTGTATGGTGATTTCAGGGGTCATGGTGGATATATTGCGAGGGGGCTTGGCGGCTCCATAAGTCTCAGTCTTAATTTCAGCTTTGATCTTATTCTCCACATTAGTAGACATCATAGGGGCAACTTGATTAAAGCGTCCAATTTGAAGTCTCTTCGTTTGAGTCTCTCGCACTTCACCGATTGATAAAGGTACTCCCGTCCCTACCAGATGTTGTGGCACTAATCGACGTACAAATTCGTCTGCATATCGCTTGTATTTTGGTGAAAAACGCTTACTATTCCTTACCGCATCAATCCGACCCTCAATGCAAGCTCGGTCTGCATTGTGGCCTTTAGCGGCGAATATGGCTGGTTGTGATGTCAAAGGTGTTGTTACAACCTGGCCTGGCATTTTACTGTCCTCTGTTGATAATGCGCCCTTCTTTGGTATAGATAAATACACCGTAGGGAAAGCTCCTGTTTTGATCACGTTAGGCTTAATTGCTATCTGTTCACCAAAACACTTATAAAGTATCGGTGCATCCTTCACGTAATCACAGTGCTTTGCTTCTTTAAGCATTCTTTCAACATCAGACACAAATACTGTGCTTTCTTTGTTCTGCAGACGAGTTCTTATGGCTTCATACAATTTCCCTGACATAGTCACGGAATAGTTTGAACCATACTCGCCAATGGAGAGTGAATCTGATATTGGCTCCCACAGATATTGCAAATTACCATCCATCATTACCTTGCGCGACAACAAATTATCGCACCAGTCAAAATAGACAGATATCCACAAGGGATCCGTGATCTTAGCTTTTGGTAGCAGCCATACTAGGCGATGTTGTTCGTCACCCTGTATCTTACGCTGCTCAATATCATACACCAAGAGATTACCGTCATAGTCTATGGCAGTTACGGTATCTCCTTTGTAATCCCATAGCTGGTGATTATACCTACCACCACCCGACACGTTGTAATGTAGGACATTTCCCTTACATTGGGAACTATATTCCTCATTATTAAAATTCAAACGGTCGGGTGATAGCGTATACATACAAATTGGTTTCCACAAGTTAAGCCATCGGGGCATATCAGCATAATAATCCACATCCGTGAATATTAATGCCGAATTTTCTCCCACTGGATCATTCTTGTGCTTCATTCCAAAATCTTTACTACAGTAAAAGAACCGGTTACCATCCCCGTCATCTCTCCTAGACGAAGAGACACTATAAGGATCATAACCAGCCCTACGAACCATCTCAG